AAATTATCGTCTGCCTAATCATCTTTGGTGTTACCACATACGATCCTGCCTGTACTGGGAAAGTATCATCAGCTAATTTGTATCTTGCAGCAATAAACTGTGTATTCATTTTGGCTTTGTACTGATATCTAATTTCAGCGAGTGTTGCCAGAGTTTCAACATCCAAATATGAAGGATCTAAAGCACCAAGAGGACTGGTCTGATAAGTTGTAATTGATCTTTCAATCTGTACATTTCCGCCAGCATCAACCACCCAAGTTGCAATACCATCATAAAGAAGAGTATCTCTCTCATCTCTGGTAAACTGATTATTGGAAGGAGGAGGAAGAATACCAGGAAGAGTAAGGAACTGTAAAGGTCTAGCAGGATCATTATTAAGATACTGCGCTGCGACTGCTGCCCATACTGCTGCCCATTCTTCTGGAGGAGTAGGTGAATCATATGCACCAATAATCGTATTGTGTGGTGAGTTCCTGCTGTTTCCTAAAGTTGTACAGCTTGCTAGCGTAGCTCTCAGACCAGTAAATCCATGTCCCCACTTATCTTCTAAAGGCTTGAATCTGTCTGCTAATTCAGACTCTAGCGAGGTAAGATTCGCAGCTTCAATATAAGGATTTACAATATACTGATATTGGTCATTTCCAATAACTGCCCATACATCATCAAGAGAAGGATCTCCAGAACCACCAGAGAATCCTGTCACTGTAACAGAATCTTTAAATACTGCAGGATGAGTTTCTCCGTCATAGTAGTTAAATCTTGCATCCAGATAATTTCCTGCTAATCCTGAATTGATTGCAGAAAGAACTAGTCCTGATGTTGCATTAGTAGAAGCCACAACACCATAAGTCACATCTGCATTAATCAGAGTCTTATATGCACTATTGATATCTGTTACAGACCACATAGAAGTAAGAACTACTTGTGCAGGTTTGCCATTTACAAGCATGTGTACAGTTCCACCACCAGCAGAAACTGAACCACCAGCATAAGATAATGCTACAGAAAAATGGATTACTGCAGAAGCTGCATTTGTACCACCACTCAGAGCAATAGCAAAAAGTTCTGTGTTTTTGTTTACACCTTTAAACTTCTTACACATCCTAGACAGAATAGATCCTGATCCAAAGTATCCATCAGCCACATTCTCTGAAGTGATTGCTAATACTTTTGCAAGGTCTGCTGTTCCTGTAGATTTCTTTTGTCCTATAATAAGAACTTTATGCGGATTGGCAACAAGTCCTTTTAAGGCTCTACTGTTATCAACTTCTGAATATGCTCCAGGAGTTCTTACAGTGTTCGGAATATTGTTGAACGAAATACTCATTTATCGTCCTCCTTTTTTGCCACTATATTCGTGACTATCTTTTTCTGTACAGACTTTACAATCTCCACAGTTCCGTCAAGCACTCTTCTATTCCAGAAATTGGTCATCTCCATCAGACTACCTTCTGGGCTAAGTATGATCTTTGTAGTAGGATCACGAATCAGCAAACCTTCTTTTGGCTTTAAAAATTCTTGCATATTATTCCTCCGATATTCCTTCAATTCCCATTGGTGCTGTAGTAAATAAATCAGGCTGTGTAGTTCCTGCTTCATCAATGTCCTTATCTTCAAGACCATTGAGACGAATGTCTTCTCCGATCTTAGTAAGTCTACAAGTGTATTCAAAGCTGTACATATACCAGAGATATGCAGGCATTACACCAAGCATCTTTCCTCCAGTATAGTATATCATACTTTCTGCTTCTTTAATATCCCATCCAAGAATGGCTTTAAATATCTCCGATCTAACATCATGAAGTGCATTATAAGCAAGCACTCCTGCTTTATCTCCAGCAAGAGTATCATTCTTTAATGCTACAACAACATGGAATTTCTCTGTCAAAAGCTGATCTATTCCTGAATCATATCTATTAGGAGAGCATGAATCGTCTCCAGGGACTACAAACATCGTCTCTCCGACAAGTGTTTGCTGCATGGCTAATTCAAACTCTACAGCACCACCTACCTTATTACCAAAGCGTGTATTTGATGCTCTCAGCTTATTAATGACTTTGGCTAATCTCATTGTGCTGCTCTCCTAATCGCTTCTTGTACTCTTGCAGCGATATCTATATTCTCATAAGAAGGCAGAAGCCATGGTCTTTTTAATTTAGGATTTTCAGTCTCCTCAAGAATCTTTAAATACTCAGCATCCGCAGAGCCAACTTCCACTTCATCACCTCTATCATCTATAGAAATAGATCCTACACCACGACCAGTATCAATTGCAGGATATCCTCCAGGAAATGATCTAAAATGTGTAACACTTCTTCTTGTAACGAAATTTCCACTATCTCTTGGAGTAGAATTCATTCCTATTATGATCGTGTTCCTAACTTCATTGGCTATCTTTTTGAACTCTTTTCTTACTTCTGCTTTAGCAAACATTCCGATCTTATCTAGATCATTGAAATATTCTTTGAGACCAATAAACTCACCATTAATAAGAAAATCAGATGCCACTGTATCCTACTCCTATCTCTTCGATTTCTTTTGCACGAATATTCATCCATTCTTTCATTATCTCGTCTCTATTTATTCCTTCAATTCTGAATCTTCTTCCTTTTACCCAATCATTACCATCTTTTAAAAGTATAAACCAATTATTTTTTATTGTATTCGATTCTTGTATATTTTTAAAAGCTCCTGAGAAAGCTTTAGTTAATTCAGATCCAATCTTAGAAGCAGAATTCATTCTAATCTTAAACACCACAGAGGCAGTACCATCTTGAGACTGTCCTCTGATTGCTGTTATATAAGAAGATTCATTCTTTAGTTCTGCCCAGCATTCTAATTCTGTTACATATGTGTTAAGAAGTGCTCCTGATTCTTCATCTGGCACTTCTAATGGTGACTGTATTCTTATTCTATGCTTTAATTGTCCAGCAAGAATAGGTTTCTTCATATATTGATTTTCCTAAAGTATCTTAGTCTTGCTTTTACTGACTCTGGTATGTCCTCTAATATTCTAGATTCATACCACAAAGCAGACCATTCCATAATTGCTAATCTTAATTTAGATGGAACTGATTTTGCAGTATCACCATATCCAGCATAGAAATAAATCCTATATCCTGAATAAGATCTGTCTGCTACAGGCCATGTTGATCCTTGTTTTATAACTACTGAAGAGCTTTCTGGAACTGCAAAATAATTAGATGATGCATAAATAGTTTCTACAGAATCCTCATCAATGGTTACAATACTGACAATAGACATTAAAGGAGGTCTCGGCAACTCAATTACGTCTGTGACCCATTCATCAAATGTCACTGATATTAGTTGCTTAATTAAAGCTTTGCCGAGATAGTCCTCCAGCTTTTGTCTTGATCCTTCGATAAAAGATTGAATAAGTGTATCTTCGTCATTGCTGTCGATTCTATTAAATGCCTTGACCTCTTCCAATGAAACTGGTTCAATCGAAGGAGGAGTAACAACCTTTGTATTAAATAATTGCATTGGTTTGGTCAAGGCATCACTTATCATTTAATCCTCTTTGGTTTCTGTCTGCTTATTTTTAGGTGCAGACATTACCTTCTTCTCGTATGTAGGTTCTACAGCTTTCAATTCATCAAAAGCTTCTTTGCATACTGTGGCATAGTTATTTGCCACGAACACTTTGACAAGGCTCTCAGATTGCACATCGTAAGTTTCACCCTGCTGATATTCTTCTACAAGAATTCCATTAGGAGAGCCTTTTACTGTTTTCAGCATCAGTATTTTCATTATGCAACACCTCTTTCTGTTACAGAGCCTCTGCCAACAACAGCCCAAGTTCCATCAGCAGTAGCAAGCAGATCAACAAATCCCATCGAAGCTGCAGAGCCATTAAGCAGAATAGAACTAAGTGCACCAGAGATAGTTCCTATTGCTCCTGCTCCTGCAATACCATCGGCATTACCAGAAAACATGAGTGTAAGAACTGTAGTACTAAGACCAGAAGGTGCACGCATCAGAATCCTGACTCTTTCACCAGCTACAGCAGAATACATTCTTGCTGAAATGGTTGCCATAGAAGTATCACAGCTGATAATAATCAAACCATACTCAGAAGGAATTACACAGGGTGCACTTCCTCCAAGTGAGGATAAGGCAACACTCCCACTACTTCTAGTGATTGTAATTGCCTTAGTTCCTCTGAGGATGTTTCGATATTCAGAGGCTGTGAACTCCTCATCAATGATCTTAACAGATGCAGCAGAGGCAAAATTCTGTCTGTCTCCACCTTCATCTTTAAAGATCGCAGGCTGATAAGTAGTATCCATCACAAACCTCCTTTAATTATTCTACAGGTACATTCACAGGCCAATGATTGGGATAACCTGCAACAGCGTTAACACCAATCCAGCAAGTGGATGGATTACCAGAGATAGAAAGATAGAATCTTACATATCTATGCAGAACATCTTTCTTGTATCCAACAAACTGAGGTCTCATTGTAGCACCAGAGTTCATCGTGGACTGGAATCCAAAAGCAAACACACCAGTTTCTGCTGTGGAATCATATCCCCCATATACAGAATGGATCAGCTGAGAGCCAGGAACATTTGACCATGCAGATACACCAGCAGCAGAAGCAAGCCCATGCTGTACTACATATTTGAAGCAGTCAGCAGCACTATTAGCTGCACCAGAGTCACAGCTTGCACCATTGACAATAAACGTGACAGCATCAAAAGCCTGAAGATCAATTGTCTCTCCTGCTACAGCAGCAGAACGCAATTCAGATCCTAAAGCAATCAGCCATCCAAAATTAGAATAGATATCTCTCATCACTTCCTCCTATTACACAGAAATCTTGCCAATCTTAATGGCGTCGAAGTTAACAACATCACCACCTACACGTTTGCGAGTATAGAATTCAACGAAAGGCTTAACAGTAAATGGGTCACGCTGTACAGAGATTCCCATTCGGTCAACAATCTGATATGCTTCAGACCAGTCTGCAATCGCTACAGCAAGTGCATTAGCAGCAACATCAGGCAATGTCTTAGACATGCGAACAGGAATAGAAAGAATGGAAGCAGTAGGATCACCCTGAAATCCAGGTTTCCAGATATAGTCTCCATCACCATTCTTAAGCAACATTGCAGCCATTACTGTAGAACGGTTCATCAGCCATGCAGTCATTGCACCAATAAGTCCTTCAACAAGACTGTATTTCAGTTTGACAAAACCATCAGCAGTAAGATTAGCGGCAGCACCCATGTTGATCTGTTCGATAGTTCCATAAGTAGTACCATTGGCATATGTCAAGAATCCTCTTGGCTTGCCTACACCATCACCAGTAACGAAAGCAGCACCTTCTGTGCGAGCAAGTTTCTGTGCAATCTTATTGGACAGCCATGCTTCGATATTGATACCACTATCATCCAAGATATTCTGTGTAGCACGAGGACGAGCATACATAGTACCAACATGGATAGCTTTCTTTTCAAGACGAGAAGTGTCTGTCTTTGCTCCAGATACAGTTTCAGTTTCCCATCCAGTATCTGCTTCATCAATATCTACCAGCATTTCAATTCTTTCGCCTGTGATAGACTCTACAGAAGCAAGCTGTCTAATAGGATCAGATTCAAAAAGTTTCTGGATAATTCTTGCAGACATTGTAGGAGTTACTGTATAACCACCGTCAGGATCAATACCAACAGACAGATCTTTGCGATCTTCTGGAGTAATCATTGATTCCTGGCAACGCGCAAATTTCTCGAATGCTCTGCGATAGTTGTCCAAAGTTGTAGGAACATCTGTCTTCATAAAGTTAGCAAGATCTTCAGCAGTAACGCCAAGACCTTTTTTCTGAATAGAGAGAACGTCAGCAGCAAACTGCTTGATTTCACTATCCAGCTTTTCTTTCTTCTGTGGACTTATGTCTCCAGCAATAGGAGTTCTCTTGAGAAGAACTTCAATCGCTTCCTGAGAAGCTTTAAGAGCAGCGATCCCTTTGTCGCTTTCTTCTTGACGAGTAGAAATTTCTGAAGCAAGTTTTACGGCCTTCTGCCAGTCTTCCCCAGTCTTGTCCACTTTGTCTACAGTGTCTTTCAGAGACTTGTAGCTCTGTTGAAGCGCTTCATAATTCTGCTTGGTATTTGCACCAATTAACTGTACTTCTTTGGCTACAGCAAGTGCAATTTCTCCAGCATCTTTATCTTTCAGAGCCTCAATGTTAAACGTAGTTTCAACCATCATATCCTCCTAAAAATAATTATCTGTTCCTGTTTATATTATACCTTGCATCTCGCAAAGAGTTAATAGTTATCCAGAAACGCTATTCAATATAGAATGTACTGCAATTTCTACACTTGTGTCACGT